CCGCTCTGAAAAGGAAGCCACCGAAGCCCGCACCGCTGCTGACGCTGCACGCGCAGAGTTTGCTGCTGTGATTGCTCCGGCTGCTGCAAAGGCTGATGCTGATGAGAATGCAGAGCTCCGCGCTCTTGCTCGCTCAGGCGGCGCACGCACCTTTGAATACCGCGATGTGACGAAGTCAACGGGGCTGGGCAACCCAGTCACGATTGCTGACCGCGTCAATGTTGTTGCGGGACAGTTCAACCCATTCATTAACCCAGACATCGTTACGGTTATCCGCGCGAGCACCGGCAATACCTTCAGCATTCCGCGGGTCACGGCCCTTGGTACGGCTGGCAGCGTTGCTGAGGCTGGCACGATTGCTGAGAGCGATGGCACACTTTCCAAGGCCGACCTATCAGTGGTCAAGTATGCAACCCTCATCCAGGTGTCAGACGAGCTGGCGCAGGATGCGGCTTTTGACCTTGCAGGAATGATTGCCGATAAGTGCGGTCAGGAAGTTGCAATTGCGCACGGCGCGTTTGCTGGCACAGCGATTGCTGCAGCGGCAACGGTTGGCGCAACGGGCTCAGGCACCGTTTCGGTAAATCCTACATTTACCGATTTGGCAGTGCTAAAAGCATCAGTCAATCAGGTCTACAGGCGAGCGCCTAAGGCTGGTTGGTTGATGAATGACACCACGCTTGGTGTTGTGACGGGATTGGTTGACACCGCTGGTCAGCCGATTTTCCGCCCAGGTGATGCAAATAATGCTGACCGCCTCCTTGGCGCGCCAGTTTATTCTGCAGCACTCATTGACCTTACCGATAACACAGCAGGTGCAATCCTCTTCGGCGATTTGTCGCAGATTGTGACTGTACTTGCTGGGGGCGTGCGCATTGATGTTTCACGCGAGTATGCGTTTAACCTTGGCTTGGTTTCGTACCGAGCTGAAGTGCGCGGCGCGTCAGCACTTGTTCAGGCTTCGGCTGTCAAGAGCTACAAGAGCGCAAATGTCTAATCTCTAAGAGTTAGAGATTGATGACGAAAGGGGCTGGGCGAAAGCCCAGCCCCTAAGTCTTAGAAAGGAAGTAAATGCTGGTACGGATGCTTGAGAGAATCCTTGGCACGCGGGATGGCAAACCTTGGCCGCCACGCGGCGGGGTGATTGACTTGCCAGATAATGAGGCGCTTGCCCTGTTTGCGCACGGTTACGCTCAGCCTGTACCCCCTGCTAAAACCCCCGCATTTGCCCCTACGGAGCCCGTAGAGGCGGCTTTAATCCACGAGGCTAGGGAGAGTGCCACCCTGAAGCGCACTAAGAGAGGGAAAAGCGCCCAATGACCCAGCATATGAGCAGCAAGCAGGTATCAGTTGGCACCGCAGCTACAGCCTTGGGTGAGGGGTTTGTTTCAGGCTCTGAGTTCCACCTATATTGCACGGCGAGTGGAAACCAGACGGTATATGTTGGCGGCTCTGCAGTAACTACGGCAACCGGCTTTTTGCTCCACAAGGATGAGCATATTACAATCCGCATACCTGAAAGGGTGCAGTTGTATGCTATTGCTGACGCGGCAGGCGCTACTGTCTATGTATTACAAGTTGGGGGTATTTGATGAGCTACGCAACGCTGGCACAGTTCAAGCAGAGCATTGGCATTGGCACGGCTGATACCACTGACGATACCGCGCTACAGTCTGTGCTTGACGCAACTGATGCGCTGATTGACCTATACACAGACCGCAAGCAGGGCTTTGGCACTGCAACAGAAACGCGCTATTACACCGCTGGTGATTGGTCATACATCCTCACTGATGACCTTGTGAGCGTAAGCAGTCTGCAGACTGATGATGACGGCGATGGTACTTATGAAACCACTTGGACTGCTGGCACTGACTATGTGCTTGCACCGCGCAATGCTGCGCTTGATGGCTGGCCGTACACAGAGATTGACACGAGCACCGCAGCGCCACGCGCATTCCCTGTTGCTGTCTATCTTGGCGTGAAGGTGACCGGTGTATTTGGCTGGCCCACAGTGCCACAGGCTGTGGTGCAAAGCGCATTAATCCAAGCAGGCGCAGTGTGGTCATCTCGTACCTCGCCATTTGGTGTGATTGGCTCGCAGGAGCTAGGTGGAATTTTGCGACAGACACGCGCGCTGCATCCTGAGGCGCAGGTGTTGCTTGATGCATACCGCAAGCGTGATGGGTTGGCGCGGTGAGCTTCAACGATGTCACCGTTATCAATGCGCTCGCTGCGCACCTAGAGGCGGCAACACCGCCAACCGGCTACACACTTCGCAAGGTGCACGCCTACCCGCCAGATAATCTTGCGGTGGTGCCAGCGGCGGTGATTGTGCCAGCCGATGACACGGTGAGCTACGGCGCTGCCAATCGGCAGATTACGCTTAACCTTGCAGTCACCTTGTACCTAAACCCGCAGGCTGACCTTGCGCGCAAGTATCAGGATTTGATGACTTGGCGCACTTGGCTGCGGGATAGCCTGATTAACGGCGTGACGCTCAACGGTACTGACGCGGTGGCGCAAGCCAGCGTGACTGGCACGAGCATTGGCAATGACCAATGGGCAGACCAAGATTATTTGACCGTGACGGCTACGGTGGAAATCTCAGCAGTGGAGGCTATCAATGCCAGCGCGTAAAGTAGCGGAAACACCAGAGCAGATTGCGGTGCAGTTTGTGCAGGGCTCTCTACCTAGTGGAGAGTTTGTAAATGGATTGCCAGCCGATGGCTCTACAATCAGCGTGCCTGCTACAATCGCACAGGCGTGGATTCAGGCTGGCATTGCCAAGCCTGCAAATGTAAGTGCCGCACCAGCGGCTGATGTAAAGGAGTTTGACTGATGCCAGCAGCCTCTGCCGGTAATGTGATTTTTAGCAAGCTGGTGGCCTTCAGCGAGGCAACACCAGGCACTACACCAACCCTGACTTCAGGTGGCAGAAAGCTACTTGTGAGCCCTACGGGTGTGCTGTCACCTAACACCACCATTGAGCTTGGGGCAGAGCGCAGCGTTGCACTCCGCAACCCACTGCTGTCAAATACTGGCGTGGTGGTTAGCGTTGAGCCAACGCTTAGCGCAACGGTTCCAGCAGTCAGCATTGGAGAGTTGCCAATTTGGCTTTCAATGACTAAGACTGTTTCGCCAAGCGGCACTGCCGCTCCGTATGGCTGGAATTACTCGTATTCAATGACAGCCGCCAATGACCCTAAGAGCTACAGCCTTGTGGCAACTGACGGGCAGCAGCAGTATGTGGTTGATTACTGCTTGGCTGAGTCAATCACTATTGCGGCTGACCGCAGCGGGCTCACTACGCTGAGCGCCAACCTGTTTGGTCAGGATATTACTAAGAATAGCGACACGCTCGCTGAGGGCACGCCAACCTCACCATTTATGGCTGGGCGCTTGTGGAATGCCTACCAGCACGGCACGGTATTTCCAGGCACCGCTGATGGTACGGCCTACCAGTATCTACTTGATTTCAGTTTGGAATTCTCAAGTGGCATTACAAAGCAGGCATACCTTGCTGGCACCACCACCTTTAGCACGCACAGCGAAAGCAACCCATTTACTGGCACGCTGACGATGACGGTGAGCAGCACGGCTTCAGCCGTAAGCACTTGGTATGACGCATACCGCGCCGCAACTCCAGTAGGCGTACGCCTGACTTGGACAAACGGCACATACAGCGCCCACATCCTTGCGATGGTGGTGCCAACTGAAGTGCAGCCAATGGCTGGCGCTGAGGATGGGCTAACCACGATGGCGGTAACCGGCACGCTGGTATATGACGCTACGAGCGCCAAGAGCCTGCAGATTGTGGTGAATAGTGATTTGAGCGCCTTGCCATAAGGCTAGGCAGAGGGGGGTTTAAGTGGCACAGAGCAAACCGCAATACCGCACGATTGAAGTAACGCTGCCAGCACCATACGAGGGCTGGACGGCAACAATGAAGGCTGAGGGCGTGAGCGCCCGCGTGCTGATTGAGCTGCAGAGCGGCGATGCGGCACGCAGCCTTAAAGCGGTTGAGTCACTGATTGTTAAGCACAATTATCTCAACACTGACGGCGAAGCCGCAACATCAGTGCTTGATTGCCCGATGGACGCGCTCAGCGCAACCATTGAGCAGTGGAGCGCAGGGGTAGCAGCACTCCCCCCTCGTTGAGGCTGGATGCGCAGCGTATGGCTGCAGGCCGCGCAATCCAGCCGCACCCAATTCTGATGGCGCACCTCGTTGGAAAAGAGTTTGGCATTGCCCCGCACGAGGTAATGGATTGGGATGCTGGCGATTTGCTCCGCACTTTTATGCTGATGGCAGACCTGCAACCAAAGGAGAAATACCCGCGTGGCTGAAGGCGGCATTAACTTTACGCTTAAGGTTGACCCAAACTTTAAAGCCTTTGAGCTTGGCTTTTTAGCGGGCTCTAACCCTACTGCCTATAGGCGCTTAATGTCTATGGCTACCGTGAATGCTGCCCGCACCTATTCAAAGCCGATTAAGGCACTTGCCCCGCGTGGCAAAACTGGCAACCTCGCAACCGGCGTAAAAGCAAAGGCGGGGCGATACGCCAAGCCAAGCGCGGTGGTGGGCTCGCTCTTTAGCGGCAGAGGCTCAAAGAAAAACCCTTGGTACAGGTGGATTGTGGTGAAGGGCACCAGCGGCAAGCGCGTCACCAAAAAGGGCGTATTTGCAGTCAAGCCAATTACCGCCAATAAGTTTGTCAATAAGGCGGTGGATAACCGCACCAATGAGCAAAAGGCTGTTGATGCATTCCACAATACTGTGGAAGCCTTTTACAATAACGATGTTTTCAGGGGTAGGATTTTACAGTTCAGGCGCGGCGGGCAGCTCGCAGGGATGGGCACCACTGCCAAGGACTTTTTCGGGATGATTGGAAGGCTGGTTAAATACTAAATGGCAAGCGCAACTAGCACCGCAGTATTTGCAATCATTGCAAAAGATGCCGCCAGCTCAGTGATGGGCAAGGTTGGCAAGTCAATGGGCAGGCTTCGCAGCGCGGCTGGCGTTGCGTTTAAGGCTATGGTTGCCGGTGCAGCCGCAGCCGCAGCAGCCCTTGGCGCGCTTGCAATCTCAGCAATCAAGAGCGCGGCAGAGGATGAGAAAGCCACCATCAGGCTCAATGCCGCCCTGAAAGCGCGCGGCTTTGAGATGGACAAACTCAACCCCAAGGTTGAGGAGCAGATTAAGGCGTTCCAGCGCCTTGGGATGACTGATGACGATGTGCGCAAGGGGCTGGAGGTAGGCAGCCGATTCTTTACCAAGCAAAACCAGCTACTCAAGGCAAATGCGATTGCCGCAGATATCTCTGCCGCAACCGGCAAGGATGTTGGCACGGTGATGATGGCGCTTGGCAAGGCAGCACAAGGGAGTATGCGCGGGCTTGCAAGCCTTGGTGTTGAGGTTGAAAAGGGCGCAAGCAAGCAGGATATTTTGCGCGCTGCCAGCGAAAAGTATGCAGGCGTTGCCGATGAGATTGCCAACAGCACAGCCGTAAAGTTTGAAGCTGCGCAAATCAGGCTCAATGAGGCAATGGAAAATATGGGCGCAAAGCTGCTGCCTATCGTTAATGAGGGGCTTGATTTCCTTACCACCAATGTGCTGCCTGGCGTTGAGCAGGGGCTTGGAGTCCTTGGCGATAAGATGGCAGAGGTTATTGGCGGGCTTGCTGAGCCTGGCGGGCTGTTTGATTCAGTCAGCAAGGTGGTTGGCGAGGTGGTGGAAAACTTCAAGCCTGAGATGCAGGCGGCTGCAGACTCTCTGGGCATCCTGTTTGGCAAGGTTGGCGAGCTTATCGCTGCGCTTTGGGGTGACGGTGATGGCGCACTTGCTGGCGCATTCAAACTGCTAGGCGCTGCAATTGAGGCAGCCTTTGCCATTGCCAAGCCATTCTTTGACGCGCTCATTTGGCTGGTGGATAACATCACCAAGGTGGTTGACGCGCTGACCGCAGTGGGTAGCGCAGAATCTCAGGCAAAGATTAAAACCGCGCAGGGCAGCGCCGCTGGCAGCAATGTGTTTGGAATGGGTGCAACCACAGGCGGCGGATTCACTGCAAATCTGAGTGTGAATCTTGACGGCAAAACAATTGCACAGAGCACGAGCGGCTACCTTGGCGGCTACACCGCCAACACCAATGGGCAGCGTGTAACGCGTAGAGGGCCATAAATGGCTACCGCTCCATTTCAGCTGCTTATGGATATTGCGCCGATTGCGTCAGCGTCACGCAGCGGCTCAACCGTTACGGTAACTACGGCACTTGCCCATAATCTCACCACTGGTGCCTATGTAGAGATTGGAAATACCACCGGCGCAGCAGGCACCACGATGGCTGGCGTATGGCAAATCACCGCCACCTCAGGCACCACCTTTACCTATACAGCCGCAGGCAGTGCGGGTACGGCAACCATAGGCTCAGCCTATGCCTCAGTTGACCTGCTAAACCCGCCAATCAACCTTGCGGCAGGCACCGCACGGCAGCAGGCAATGATTGCCCTGCTTGACGGAATCTCAATGAGCGCCAACGGTGACGGCTCAAGCTCAACAATGTCGCTGCAGATTATGCAGGAAACCACGCCAACGGCAGGCCCTTGGTTTAGCACGGTGCCAGATAACACCCGCTTTAGGCTGGTGCAAAAAGATACGGGCTCTACCTCAGTGGTTGCAGACCGCCGTTTTGTTGGCGTGCTCACTTCGTTATCAGTAGAAATGACGGGCTCAGGGCAAGGCACCATTACCACCGTAAACCTCAGTGATGCAAACTGGCTGCTTGAGCGCATTGGCGTATTTGGACAAATGGTCAGCGCACGCAGTATTGAAACAACAGGCATCAGCCGCTCAAGTAATGTTTCAACTATCACCTTTGGCGTTTCGCACGGCTTTGTTCAGGGGCAAACCATCCGTGTTACTGGGGCGATGGGTGGTGGCGCTGGCGGCTCTGGCGCAAGCTTCAATGGTGTATTCAAAATTAAGAGCGTCCCTGATGCGCGCACGCTTACCTATGACAATGCTGGCCCATCAGCCGTCAGCCTCACAAGCGCAGCAATCAACGGCTCAGTAGTTTCAGGCTCCAAGGACAGAATCCAAATCAGTGGGCGATTTGTTGACTTAAACATTGACAGCGGCACGCAACTTGGCATCACTGGCTTTGGCGCGAGCGGCGGAAGTAATCCTGCCGCGTTCTTGCGCCTTATTCGCACTGGCTATAACGGGGCGCGCGTTATCAACAATGGCATAAACAGTGTCATCCTTGTGCTTCCAAGCGCCTACAGCGGCTCAATGCCAACTCTTACCGCTACAGGTGATGTCTATGTTGGCAGACCGGTGGTGTCAGCCGAGGGATTTAACGGGCAACTCGTGGTGACAATTCCTGGTGGCCTGACTGAGGATACTGCAATGGCGCGGCTTATGACGGTTGCAAATGCGTATTCTGCCGATGACGCGGCGCTTCAGCGCTTGGTAAGCACATCAGATGTAAGCAAGATTGTTGGCGGCACCACCTACATTAACTCTGACGCAATTCAGTTTAGCGCTGATTCTTTGCGCTCATCAATTGAAACTATCATTGAAACCTACAGCGGCAATGACGCAAAAGACCGCCGCTACTATGTGAACCTTGCTGGGCAGATTGTATATGAGTTAGTTGACCCAGCCTCAAAACCCACTTACGCCACATCTCCGTATGTGATAACTACTGACTCAGGCGCTGGCACTCCAAACACCACCACCGGCAAGGCATCAATTGCGCCATACTCGCTCACTGTCAGCTATGACCACGAGATTACAAAGCGCGCAATGTTCACCATTCCATCATCAACTGGCACTGCGGTCAGCGCCATTGTTGACTTTGACCAAGCCCTAAGGATGGACGGCACGGCTGCCTATGCTGCGCGAAGCGGGCCAAGGCTTGCCGCCATTGTTGACTATCCAACGGTGGTAAAAGATGCTGCCTCACGCATTGCTTCAGCGTCAGCAGCCTGGTTTTTGGAGCGGCATAAACCCCTACAGATTGGGCAATTCACTGTACGCGGTGCGGGTACTCAAAGCTTCAACAAATACGGTTTTAGTGCTGGGTATGCGCAGACCGGCACCGCAAGCTACTCGCTGGTAAATCGCTGGGAGCCTGGGCAATGGTGTGAGATAAATAGCGCTTCCTTAGGTTTGGCCGGCTTGTACAGGGTTGAGCAGGTAGAATGGTCACTTGAGCCTGGAAGCTACCAGCAAATTATTACCGTATACTTCAACCGCAAAAACCCGTCAGACCTTGCAAGTCTGATTGCAAACAATAAGGCGTAGGGGGAATATATGCCACAGTTTGGCTCACGATATGACAGCACTGCGCAGAATCTCAGCGCAGTGCAAGACCCTCAGGGGAACCTTATCGTTTCCCCTGATAATTCCTTTGGCGCATCACCATTGGGAATTGCCGCCCGCACGCAGGCGCTATATGGCATCCCAAACGCAAACTTCAATCTCCTGCCACCAGATGAGGTTGCAGAAATTGCAACCGGCAATGAGTTGCCGTATTGGCAAATAGTCAATCTTGGCGGCATCACCGCAAAGATGAACTATGACGAAACCGCTCAGGCGTGGGCTGTGCGGCTTGACCCAAGTGCTGCTGGCTCAGGCGATAGCCTGACGCTTACTACGCGCTCATACTTGCTTAACGATACAAACCTAACACTACGCCAAAAAGCTTTTGCCGCAATCACAAAGGTTGGAACGATGGCTACAAATCAATGGGATTTAGTGATGAGTGCAACATACTACTCAGCCTCAGGCTCTGCACTCAGCACTTATGCAATCGGCACCGCAAACAGCGGCACTACCTGGACGAGCATTAATGGCTTTACCACAAGCGGCACCGCAATCATTAACGCAGCAGCGCAGTATGTTGATTTGAGCCTTGTTCTTACCGCGTCAGCAGCAGTCACCGGGACGGCAAAGGTTGACCTGACTAGCGTGCTGCTGCAGACTGCAACCGCTGGTGGTGGCGGCTCGCAATCATTTCTTATCACTGAATACTTCACCAGCAGTGCAACCTGGGTGCGGCCAACTGGCGTGGACTATGTAAATGTTGCGGTAGTTGGAGGCGGTCGCGGCGGCAGGGGCGGAGATGCAAGGATTTATGGGCAACTTGCGTCTAACTCAACCCTACCGGGCACCGGCGGCGGCGGCGGAAGCTCTGGCATTTATGCATATGTTCCCAATGTTTATGTTGGCGATGTTGGCTCGGTAATTATCAGCGTTGGCGCAGGCGGGGCAGGTGGTGGTGGCGGTAGCGCAGTCCGAGCAGTTGGAGCAGCAGCAGCCGGCACAGTGGTATCAAACGGAACAGCAGGCGCGGCGGGTGGCACCTCCTCGTTTGGCGGATATCTTGCATCCTCTGGTGATGTTGTTTCTGGCAGCGCAATCCCCGTTATCGGCACCGTTGTTGCGACTCCTGGAGCATCCGGAAACCTTCCGCCGTCGCTTACTGGCTATGGTGTTTCTTACAGCACAAATGTATTTCTAAATGTTCCAAAACAGGCAGTTGTGACGCATTCAGCACCTGGAACTGCAGGAACATATACCGTCACACAAAACTCAGGAACTGCTGCCTGGGTATATTCATTTTCTGCTGGCTCAGTTTCTGAAGTTTCAGTATTTCCTGGCTCTGGGTGGATGACTGGTGGCGGCTCAGGCGCTGGAGTAAATATGAATACAAGCACCAACACTGCAACCGCTGGTACAACTAGAAATAACTTCCCTGCCTCTGGTCTTGGCGGTGCCTGGGGTGGCAATGGTGCTTCACTTGTAATCAGCACGGCGGGCTCAGTGACTGTCAATGCATACGATGTCACGGTGACTGCTGGAAATGGTGGAAACGCAGGCACTCCGAACAGCGGCAACGGTGGCGCAGGTGGAGGCGCAGCCGGAATTGCAACGCGCATTGGCACAGGCGGCACTGCTATTGGACAGGGTTATTCAGCGTCATCATTTACAGCAGTTGCAGGAAACGGAGGAAACGGAGATTCCGGCTTTGTGGTGATTACCTATGTTGCATAACTCCAGAGTAGTTTTTATTGACGGAAACAATACTGTTCTAAATGTGATTGTTGGCGATTTTGATGAGCAGATGATGCGTACTTTTGTTGATTATTACGCTAAAACCTCAGACGCTGTGTTTGGGATGCAGGTAGATGACCCGACGGTTCCAATCTGGATTGGTGGGAAATATGAGAATGACGCTGGGTTTGTGCCGCCAGTAGAGCCTGAAATTGTTGATGGCACTGCTACACTGATACAGCAGGAGCAGCCAATTGAGCTACAGGAGCCCCAGCCGTGAGCCCAAGAATTAGCCAAAACGCAGAGATTTTAAAGCGCCTTGATTTGATGAATACGCGCCTAAACGCGCAGTCTGACAAAATTGATGCGCTCACTAGCGATATTGACCAAATGAAGGGCGGATTGGCTGTGCTGCGTGCAATCGGCGCGCTGCTTGGCGTGGGTGGGCTTGGTGCCTTGCTTACCTGGATGATTCAGCAAAGCAAATGATGCTAAAGGTACGCTCTCAGCTTGGCTTGGCAGAGCGCCTTGGCGTTAAGGCTATGGACGATTGTGGGCCTGCAAGCCTTGCAACCGCAGCTACTGCGCTTGGTGTTGATACCAGTACCAAGCAGGCGCACAAGGCGTGTGAGCAGGCTGGGCGTATTGACACGCCTACCGGCGCAGAGGGTACGAGCGCAGCGCAGCTGAGGGATGCCGCCAATATCCTTGGGTTAAAGGGGCGCATTGTGTATGACTGGAGTGACGCAAGCAATCAGGTTAAGGGCGGCAGCATTATGATTTTGAATATCCAAGCCAGCCAAAAGGTGGTGCCTGACCGCCTGCGCTCCAAGTGGCAGCGCGATTACTGGCGCAAGCAGCCGCTGGCAACCTATGGGCACTGGGTGGTGCTGGCGCACGATGGCACAGGGTGGCAATATGCGTGCCCTACAATGAGGGAGGGCAACCCTGGGCGCTGGGCGATGCCTGAGGAAGTCAAAGCCCTGCGGGATAGCAAGGGTAATGCTGGGTTTCCAACACCGCCCGCAATGGTGTTGATTAGCAAAAGGGGAGCGTGATGAATCAGATAATCAATGACCTGCTCAATGCCCTAATCGTGGGATTGGTGCCGGTTGCCATTGGCGCGCTTGGGTACCTTGCCCGCGCGGTGATTAACTACCTGAAGGCACGCCTAAATGCTGAGCAGTTTGCGATGCTTGAGGCTCTTGCCCGCACGGCTGTGCGCAGCGTTGAGCAGACCCTAAAGAGCGAGGAAGGTGAAGCCAAGCGCATTGCCGCTATGGCACTGGTGCGCTCTGAAGCTCTAAAGCGGGGCATTAGGCTCAATGAGGAAGCCATCAGCGCAGCCGTTGAGGCGGCGGTATACCAAGAGCGCGTGCGCCTAGGGGCTTGACAAACTAAACCCTACCCATTCACGATGCATATGCGGCGTAGTCTGCCGCCTATAGGGGAGGTTTGAAATGGATAGGCTTGATGAGTTTAGGGCGCTGCAGCCCCTAAAAGGGCCGCGCTGTACCTACGAGCTGATGGAGTTAGAGGCATCAGACCGTGCGGCGCTTGATGAGGCGCTACAGACCGTGAGCATTACCAGCAAAGCCATTGAGCTCTGGCTGGAAAAGCGCGGGCACCGCTGGCGCTACTTTGCGATTGCGCGCCACCGGCGCGGTGAGTGCAGGTGCACCAATGTCTGAGGGGCTTGATGAAATCCTAAAAGTGCAGCAAGAGCTTGACGCTGCAAAGCGCCCAGAGCGCAAGCACGCTGAGGGCTGGGAGCCTGGGATTCAATGGGATGGCAAGCAGGGCACCATTACCACTGACGCGCTGCCCGCTGAGAATGCGCCAGATTGGTCAACCATCCTGAAGGTATGGGGCTTAAACCCAGACCTGTTTGAGGTGGTTGAGCCTGTGCTGTTCAATGTCTGGGGTGACCCGCTAGGGAAACTCAACCGGCAGTGGAAGGGCAAGGTGGTGCAAAAGCGCGTTGCCGCTGATGGCGATGTTGCGGCATTGATTGCAGAGATTAAGCGCTATAAGCCAAAGCGCCCAGCAATCCGTGAGGATGGCGTGGCGCTGCTGGTGGCGGTGAGTGACTTGCAAATGGGCAAGGGTGAGGGCGGCGGTAGCGCTGGCATTGTGCAGCGATTCCTGGCAGGCATTGGCGAGGTTGAGCAGCGATGGCGTGAGCTTGTGAAATTAGGCAGACCGCTCAAGCGCTTGGTGGTAGTTGGCTTAGGTGACTTGGTTGAATCCTGCAGCGGGCACTACGCAATGCAGGCATTCCAAGCTGACCTAGATAGGCGCGAGCAGGTGACGGTGGTGCGGCGCTTGATGGTGAAAGCGCTGACGCACTGGGCAACCTTTGCGCCTGAAATCATTGTTGCGGCGGTGCCTGGTAATCACGGCGAGAATCGGCAGAGCGGCAAGGCGTACACCACCTTTGGTGATAACGATGATGTGGCAACCATTGAGCAGGTGGGCGAGGTAATCCGCGCCAACCCAGCCTATGACCACATTGCGTTTGTGTTTCCTAAAAATGAGTTGACACTGACAATTGATGTGTGCGGCACCATTGTTGGCTTGGCGCACGGGCACCAAATGAAGGGCACCAGTGAGGCGTGGTGGGCAAAGCAGGCGCTGGGCTTCCAGCCCATTGGCGATGCGCAGCTACTGCTCACAGGGCACTATCACCACCTGATGGTGAAGCAATCAGGGGCGCGCACGCATATCCAAGCGCCAGCGCTTGATGGCGGCAGCCAATGGTTTACTGAGCAGGCGGGCGTAATCGCGCCAGCGGGCCTGCTCTCTGTGGTGGTTGGCAACGGCTCGTGGGATGACCTGCGGGTTTTGCCTTGCGATGCCGGCACTCCACGCGCGTAAGGAATACCCGCCCTACGGATACTGTGAGGGGTGTGGAGGCGTTGCCCGCGTTTGGCGCTGCAATGAGCGTATTGTTAGTTTAGGCGCAGGCTTTGCGGTGGTGGAGGGTGAGGGTTACTGCAAGGAATGCATCAGCTTGGCACTGCGCTTGGCTGATATGCCGGAGGATGACTAAGCAGCCCTGAGAGGCTGCGAGCCCTTCCCGTTACCTCCTCACGGGAGGGGCTACCCCACGCACGATTGTTACAGTATTCAGCCTGCATAAAAAATAGCCACGCAACAGGCGTTGCCAACGCTTGACAGCCGTTGCAGGGGGGTGTACCTTGTGGGAGTCAGGGAGTGAATCCACCAGACCGGTGGGCCTGATAGGGAGAGTGAAAATGGCAAAGGCACATAGCGCACAGGGCACGGTAAAAGAGCTGGCAGAAATCATTGGCAACATTTGCGATGGCGCACTTATGGAGCCGGTGAATGTTGAGCAGGCAAGCGTAGCGCTTGCAACCAAGACCGCTGCAAAGCGCGCACGCTCGCACTATGACCTTGCAGCGGCTGCGGTGCGCGGCTCATATTGGCTTGCTAAGTATGGCGATAAGAACAGCGCCGATGCAATTAATAACCTGATGATGGGGGTGCGCTGATGCTTACCGTTATTGCTGAGGCGCTGAGTGTGGCGCTATTTATGTTTGCGATGGTGCTGCTACTTGCAGCGGGAGGGATGCAATGAAACTTGACCGCAGGAATCAACCAAAGACCTACACACAAATGCGGATTAGCACCAGCGTGCTGCGCGAGCAGCAGCAGCGCGCAGAGATGCTGGGCTTTATCGCGCAGCTCTGCTTTGCGTTTGCTGGGCTCATTTTCGTAGCGGCACTGATTGGCTAATGCCGGCATATCTGTACCGCTGCGATAAATGCGGCGGGGGTGGTGAGGAAAGGCAGCACCCAATGAGCGCAACGGAAAGCCAGCGCTGCGGCAAATGTGGGCGCGTAATGCGGCTGCTGTATTCAGCACCCGCAACGGTTTACAAGGGCACAGGCTGGGCAAAAAAAGATAGGAGGGGAAACAATGGCGCGTAAACCGTCATTTGTTGAGATGACACGAAAGGAACTTGAGCGATTTGGGTGTTCATTTGAGTTGGTATGCACGGAATGTGGAACGCGTCAGTTTTTGTTTCTTTCCCCTCCACGGCAGCGGGCTGATGGGTGGTTTTCTAGCAGGTGCATTATGAACACCGCTGTATTTGTCTGTGATGGGCAAATGGTTGAGGTTAAGGGAACTTGGCAACTATTGAAGGAGGAAAACTAAATGGCTAAGCAATGGGAACTGGTGAAGGCACCACAGCGCAGCCCAGAATGGTTTGCGTTGCGTAAGGGCGGCATCACTGCCACTGATGCGGCGGTTATCGCTGGGCTCAGTGAATATAAAACGCGGTTTCAACTCTGGGCAGAAAAGACCGGCGCGGTTGATGAGCAGCCCGCAGGTGAGGCCGCAACGCGCGGCATCCTGCTTGAGCAGGCAGTGGCTGACTGGTACACGCTGGAAACAGGGCGCAAGTTGAAGCGCAGCAATGGCGTGGTGCGCTTGGTTGAGATTCCTTGGGCAATGGCGAGCCTTGACCGCACGGTGGTTGGTGAGCCTGGGCTGGTGGAAATCAAAACCAGCGTGAGCCCGCGCTGGAGCTTGTACCCAGTGCCCCCTGAATTTGTGGCGCAGGTACAGTGGCAAATGTTTATTACAGGTGCACCTTGGGTTGATGTTGCAGTGCTACTTGGCGGGCTCAAGTTTAGGTGCGAGCGCGTGAAGGCTGACCTGAATTATCAAACTGAGCTGTACCAAAAGGCGGTGCAGTTTCGCAACCTGATTGCCACCGGCTGGGCACCTGAACTGGTAGGCGAGGATTCAGACACGCTTGCCAAGGTGGTGCCGCAGAGCACAGAGGAATGGGCGCAGGCAAGCGGCAGCATTGAGCGCGTGGCGGCGCTTTACGCTGAGAAACTTTATGAGAGCAAACTGCTTGACCAAGAGCTACAAAACCTTGCCATCAGCCTGAAGGAAGCAATCGGCAAGGGCGTAGGAATTGTGGGCGCTGGGTGGCAAGCCACTTGGAAGCAAAACAAAGCCAGCCGCAAAACCGATTGGCGCGCGGTGGCTGAAGCGGCAAAGGTGCCGCAGGAAATCGTTGATGCGCATACTCAGGAAGTACCTGGGGCGCGGGTGTTCAAGTTTAAGGATGGAGGCGCAGAATGAGCAAGGAAATCGCAGCGGCGCTGGCAGCGCCATTTGAGGAAAAGGATTTGAAGCACCGCCCTGGGCGTGCCGGGCTGGTGTTCACATACGCTGACGCGCGGGCGGTGGCGCAGCGTTTGGATGACACGCTAGGGATTGAGGGCTGGCAGTTTGAGGTAAAGGTGGCTGACCCTGCTCGCTCAGTGGTGCACGGCAGCTTGTGCCTGGTGATTGATGGCAAGACCACCATAAAACAGGACTTCGGTTATCCCAACGGGCCGCAAGATGACGAGCCTTTAAAGTCAGCTGCGAGCGATGCCCTCCGCCGGTGCGCGGCTCAGGTGGGCGTGGGGCGCAGCCTTTACAGCCCCGATAAAGCCGCTGGGGGTATCAAGATGCCACCCAAGCCACAAACGCTCGCCAGCGTTGCGGAAAAGGGCAAATACGGCGATTTTAGCGAGGGGGTGACAGCCCCTACGGATGATGCGCAGCTTGCCCTGCGGGCGGCAATGATTTTTGCGGAGTCAGCCGCTGATGATGCCTGCTCACACGGGCAGAAATGGAGCCTGAAGCCTGGGGGCGTGAGCAAGGCAACCGGCAAGCCATACCAGCCGTTTTGGGCGGCAAGTCATAAGGCACCTGACGGCACCTGGTGCAAGGATAAGCCAAGCGCCAAGTGGGTAAAAGAGCACACGGAGCCTACGGCACCAAAGTTTGTGCCTGAGGATTCACTAGAGGAGCTGCCCTTTTAGGCAGTAGCACTTGGGGTGCCAGCGGCGGGTTACGCTGGCACCCCGCCAAGATGGAGGTACGAAATGTCACAAGGCGCGTGGATAAAACTAACGGTAGGCTGGGATGAGGATGAGCAGATTGCGTTGCTGCCTGATGGGGCGCAGCTGGCGTATATCAAGCTGCTCACCCGTGCTAAGCGGCAGCGCCCGCAGGGCTCGTTTGGCTCAATGGCACACCTGAAGGCGCTGATGCCTAAAAACCTACACCGGCATTTATCAACATTGGAGAAAGTAGGGCTCATTTTTTTACAAGATGAGCGCGTTTATTTGCGTAATTTTTCTAAGTACCAAGTTGACCCAACTGTTACAGAGCGCTCCGCACGATGGAGAAATGCCAAAAGCAACGGTTATGCAACGGTTGTGCAACGGTCTGAGAAAGAGATAGAGAGAGAGAAAGAGAAAGAGAGTGACACTTATATTAAACCGCTGAGCGTTGGCGCAATTCTGCGCGGAGGTGGGCGATGATGCGAAACAGTGAGGCTAAGCACATTGACACTACGGAGATTGACGGGCTCATTGAGGGAAACCCTAAATGGGGCTTTAGCAATGTTGACCTAATCGCTGAGCGCAAGGGCAAGTTTCTTATTCAAGAGTGGAAGCGCCCTGATGAGGGGGTTAGCGTAGGGCAGCGTGGGCTGCTCAGCGCTCTGGCAGCTACGCCTTGGTTTACGGTGCTAATCGTGACCGGCTACACGGATGGTACGGCAATGACGGTGGAGAGTGTTGACTACCTGCCAAAGCTCAGCGCGGCACGCTGGGATGGTGGCAGCGGGCAACTCACGCACATTGGCAACAGCGTGGCTGACCTTCAGCGCGCCATTCAGGGCTGGTACGCCAAGGTTGATGGGGGCGGATTATGAGCAGGTTGATTGCGCTGATGGGGCCGCAAGGCAGCGGCAAGAGCACATTGGCTGAGATGCTGGTAGAGCACGGCGGCTATCACCGGCACGGCATTGCTGACGGCATCAGGGGCGTGATTCAGCAGGCATATCCTGACCCCATTGCCAAGGATGAGGTGCTTGAGCTACAGCGCTTCAGCGGCAAGGTGCGCCTAACAGGGCGTGAGTTGATGCAAGAGGTTGGGGCGGCGCTGCGAGATGTTGACATTCACTTTTGGTTGCGCATTTGGTCAGCGGGGTATAGCGCGCTGAGCAGCAGGGGCATCAGCGTGGTGGTTGACGATGTGCGGCTACCTAGCGAGGCGCAAATGCTCCGCATCATTGAGCCCAGCGCCTTGGTGGTGCGGGTATACGCTGACCCTGAGGTTAGGCGCGCAAGGCGTGGCGGCTCGCTGATTGGCACCGGCGATATCACTGAGCTGGCGTGGGAAGGTACGCCTTTTGATGCCACGATTGACACCACGCACCGCACGCCTCAGGATTCATACGCGGCGCTTGCCGCAGCGATTGAGGGGAGGGCAAATGTTTGAGCAGTTAAACACGCTGTGCGCACAGGTTGGCTATCGGTTTGACGCGCTGCTTAGCGAGCCTGACCGCTACCTTTGTGTGCTGGCTGATACCCTAGGCGGTGAGTTAGTCTTTTCTGGCAATACGCCAGAGGCGGCAGTTGAAGCAGCCATTAGCAGGCTGGCAGAGCTGACGGGAAAGGTGGCACATTGAACGCGTTTGATGCAATCGGGTTAATCATTGCGGCATTCCAAGCCACGCTTGGTGGATTGGTGCTTGCATCATTACCGGCGAGCCGCAAGGCTGGCAATGCGGGCATTGCGCTGCTCTTTGCTGTGGTGAGCTTTGCAGCCGCGCTTTGGATTGGTAGGGCGGTATGGCTGGCGTAAAAACTTCGCGCGGCGGCGCAAGCAAAGCGCCGGTGTTTACGCCTACGCTTTGCGCAGAGTGCGCGCAGCAGTTGCTCAATCTCAAAGATGCTAAGCGCGTGCTGCGCATCAGCTACGCGCCAAAGAGCAGGCGCTTGCAGTGGCTCTGCGGCGGCCATATCAAATGACGCGCATAGAGCGTGCCGCGCCTTTTCTTGATGACCGCGTGATTGCGGTGCAAGAGGGCGCTGACGCGTGGTGTGAGGAGCCTGGGGTTGGCGGGCGCGCGTGGTGCATTCTCTCGCAGCGCTACGCTGATGCCATTGCGCCTGAAGGGTGGTTTTTCTTGTACGAGGGCATTGGCAACCGCAAAACCAATGCAGACCTTGTGAAGCACGGGCTGATGGAGCTGCAGCCAAGCCGGTTTACTTTGAGCGATGGCGGCACTGCGCAGCTCGCAAGGCTTTTAGAGGGATGAGCAAAATGCCCGTGCCATTTATTTTTTACGCACAAATTCAAAATGTGTTAAGCGTAAAAGATGATGCAACGCAAAAACGGCGTTGCACGGTATGGTATAATGGTGTCAGCAGTGAGGAAGCAAACCAAATGGTTTGCACTGCAAAAGGAGTGAGAGGAATGCAAAAGAAAAACTGCATTGGTGTAAAGCGTAAAGCCGGCGATGACGGCAAATGCAATGGGCCGAGGCTCATTAGCTGGAAATACAACGGCAAAAAACTATATTGCACTGATTGCTTTGCCTACAAAAGCAATGAGATGAAGCTGCGAGATAGCAGGGTTGGGTTTGCAATCTGATGGGGCGCTTTAAGGATGAGGCGATTAGGCAGGGCATTGACCCAGCCAAGAGCCGCAAGGGGAAAAACGCTAGGGCTCGTGGCAATGCTTTTGAGCGAGAGATTGCCAAGCGCCTAGGCGGTCAGCGCGTAGGGCAGTTTGGTGGCAAGCAGGATGTTGCCAATGACTGGCTGGCGGTGCAGTGCAAGGTGGGCGGCAGCTTTAGTGAGCGGCAGTGGGACTGGCTGCAGAGCGTGCCGGTGAAGGGTGACCAGCTAAGGGGGCTCGTGATTGGGGACAGCCCTGGCGCTGGCGGCGGGCGCAGGCGTGCGGTAATCGTGCTTGACCTAGATGATTTCTGCGCGTGGTTTGTTGCACCGCGAGAGCCTGAGGATGCAACGGGTTGACAGCGTTGCAACAGGATGCGTATGATGCCTACAGCAGCGAGGAAACCAGCAAGTTGCTGGGGCTGCCAAAGGAGTGAAAATGAAGCTGAAAATCGGACACATTGAGGCACTGATGTTTAACCCAGCACGCGGTGGCTTTGGCTACCTAGGCTGCCGGGAATATATGACCGCTAAGCAAAAGGCTTACGGTGACCGCCAGCTATTGAAGTTTGCCAATGCAAACGGCTGGGATTTGTCTGACCTTTTCTACTGGGCAGACAGCAAGGCTGGGCGCTGGTTTGGTGATGCAATCGTTGGCGGTGGCAAGCCCACCGTACAGGCTGACTGATGACGGCACTGCTGCTGGCGTTGAGCTTGGTGCTCAACCCAGCAGCCCTACCGCGCTCACACGGTGTTGCCTCTTGGTTTAACGCGGAGCGCAACGGGCAAAGCACTTGGTACAGCAGGGCGGGCATAATCAATTACGCGGCAGGTGCAGGCTGGCGCTGGGGGCAGAAACCGTATATGCTGCGTGTCTGCCGGCAGGATGATAAAACCAAATGCGTGATAGTCACGGTGGTTGACTGGTGCGGCAGATGCGATAAAGATGCGGGGGAGAGATGGCACAAAAACAGCAGGATACTGGACTTGAGCCCAGCGGCATTCACAAAGCTGGAAAGTCTGGGGCAGGGACTCGTGCGCGTAACCATTCAAGCAATCCAGCCGCGTTAGCGCTCATTGAGGATTTCCAAAGTGGCGTAAGGATGTGGGCCAGCCGTTTGAAGGTGAAGCCTAACCGGCTCTTTGGGATGACTGAGATGCACCAGCGCAGCGTGCACTGGATGCGTGAGCGTTACTTTGGCGGTGTGGTGCCAACGCTTGATGAGGTTGAGTGGGTGAAGGCGTATGCGCTCGCCACTAAAGTAAGCCTCACCGCAGTTGATGAGCTGCGGCGCTACCGCGTGGTGGTTGAGCAAATGTGCCGCACCTGCGTAGGCGCTGAGGGCAATGACCGATTCCCCAAGTGCTGGGATGCAACCTGCCCGCTGCGCCCAATCAGCCCGCTGCAGCTCTCTGACCGCGCAAACCATAAGCCACCACTAGATGCTGACCGTGCCTATGAGCGAGAGGGTGACGCTTAGGGTAGGCTCTCAACTACGCCTGTGATTCACTCCACAGGCACCCCGCCCGCCGCTGGTTTCCTCCCGGCGGCGGGCGCTACTATTACGGCGGGGCGGCGTAGCAGCGGCGGCTCATAAAGGCATAGCCTGAGCGCGCTAAACGCGGGGTGCAACTCCCCGCCCGCTCCAACAGACTTAGGGGAGGTTGCAAATGGATATTGACTTTAGCGATACGCGCAAGAGGCTAGGGCGCAGAGCTGATGCGTTTGAGTTTATTGCCAAGAGCCTGTGGGCGCTTCAGCGCCCAATAACCATTGTTGAAACTGGGTGTGCCCGCCAAGCCAATAACTGGGAGGGGGACGGGCAGAGCACGCTCGTGTGGGAGTGGCTTATTAATTTCTGCGGCGGTACTGGCGTAAGCTTTGACATCAGCCCCGTCAGCACGGCGTATGCCCGCACTCAAGTCAAGAAAATGCAGATTGAGCAGGCTGACTCAATCACCGGCTTGCGCAGTCTTGCCAATCCGCAGACTATTGACTTCCTCTATCTTGATTCATTTGACCTGACTGAAACAAATGAGTCAGCCATACACCACTTGGCTGAGCTCACCAGTGTGTACGCCAAGCTGCGCAGCGGCTGCATCATTGCGGTTGATGACTGCTTTAGTGACACACACGGCAAGCACATAGCGGTGGCAGCATTCCTAAACTGGCTGGGCGTGCGGCCCGTACTGCACTCATATGTGACGGTGTGGGTGAAGCCCTGATGGCAAAGGTAGACAAATGGGATGCGCTTGAGGCGTACCTTGCCACCGTGCAAGAGGCGCTTAACCTGACCCACTGGCGCGTGAACATTGCCCGTGAGGCTTCCGATGTTGACGCTTGGGCTGATATTCAGGTGACATCACAAGCCGCCTTCACCGCTGAGCTGCGGGTTAGCCACGATTGGTGGAGCCAAACACCAGAGCGCCAGCGTGAGGTGATGTGCCACGAGGCGCTGCACCTAAACAGCCATCAGACTGATGCGGTGGTTGATAACCTAGAGAAAGCCTTAGGTGAGATTGCGTGGGCAATATTCTCGCCGCAATACGAGGATGCTACTGAGCGGGCGGTTGACCATATTGCCAAGGTGATTGCCCAGCACCTACCGCTGCCGGCACTGCCCAAGGCGTGAGGTTCCAGCGCCCGTGCCTAGACTGTGGCACCCTGACCCCGCAGGGGAATCGCTGCAGCCTGCACCGCAGGGAAGCGCAAACACGCTGGAAGGCGGGTGTGCCTAACCCATACGCCAATGCTGCGTGGAAGCGGCTAAGCGCAATGGTGCGCAGCAAGCGCCCTTGGTGCGAGGGTTGCGGGGCAGCCAATGTGCGCCTGACCGTTGACCATATTGACCCCATTAGCCAAGGCGGCGCACTACTTGCGCCAGAGCACCGTTTGCGCGTACTATGCTTACGCTGTCACGGTAAGGTAACCAAACACAAATAGGGGAGGGTTTATGGCTCGCATTGCGTGGTATTCCAATAGCTGCGCCGTACCAAGTGGATACGGTGCCCAAAGTGCTCAAGTGCTTCACAGGATGGTAAAGGATGGGCACGAGGTTGCGCTGAGCGCCAATCACGGCGCGGCGGTAATGATGAATTGCTCGCACGGTCACATCATTTTGCCTGAAGGGTTGATGCGTTACAGCATTGATGCTGCGCCAGACAATATGCGCGGCTGGATTGGTGACCGCACTGACTCGTTTTCGGTGGTGCTCTTTGATTTGTGGCCCTTGCTTGGCATACAGGGATTCAATGATTTAAACCTTGCGTGCTGGACTCCAGTAGACCACGAGCCGGTACCGCCAGGCGTTGCGCAATTCCTATTGCAGGGAAAGCATCACGCCATTGCAATGAGCCGCTTCGGTGAGCAAATGCTGCTTGATGCTGGGCAGCCGCGTGAGGAGCTTACCTATATCCCGCACGCCATTGACCGCGCGGTATTCAGCGATAGGGGCAAGGATGCGCGCGCTGCAATGGGGTTTACGCCTGATGACTTTGTAGTGGTAACTAACGCAGCCAATCGGGGCCGCATCCCTATCCGCAAGGGGTTTGGTTCTATGGCTGACGCAATGAGCCGCTTTATGGCTGACCGCAAAGATGTGAAGTGGATGTTGCACACAGAGCCCAATGGCTTTAGCGAGGGCGTAAACCTACCGCGCCTAATGTCTGCAGTTGGCATTGACGCGCAGCGCGTGCGATACCCACACCCAATGCATTGGCGCAACGGCATCCCTGATACCGCCATTGCCCAAATGTATTCAGCGGCTGATGTGCAGCTCCTGACTTCAATGGGTGAGGGCTTCGGGATTCCAGCCGTTGAATCAATGGCTACGGGTACCCCGTGCATAGTCAGTGACTTCAGTGCACAGGCTGAGTTGATTGGGCCACACAGCCACAAGGTGAAGGTGCAGCGTGAGTGGGATGAGTTCCAAGTTTCCTTTTTCGCCATTCCAAATGTTGACGAAATCTATAAGGCGCTGCAGGCAGTCTATGAGGAAACCAGGGCTGGAAAAGTTGACCGCGCGGCGGTACGCGCAGCCACTGCGCAGTATGAGGCTGACACGGTTTATGAGGAAAAGTGGAAGCCATTTATCAAGCTGATGAGCGCGCGCACAAAGGCACCGGCACAGCCAGCGCCTAACCGCGCGCAGCGGCGAGCTCAGGCAAAGCGTTGACCGCGCAGGGAGGGGGGTTTAGAATCTGCGCGCACGCACACGCAGTTAATCCAGCGCCGAGTGCCACGCAGGCACGGGCATTTGTTACTAGTGGGGGTTTAGGTTGCCCAAGCAGGTAGTGCCAAACGAAATCAAAGCGCGGCGCGGCACTCTCAAAGCCAGCCGCGTGCCGGTTAATAACTCACCGATTAAGGTGATTGGCGCAGCCGATATCCCACCGCCTGAGGGCTTGAGCCCACTGGCACTGGAGGCTTGGCACAGAATCTTGGGGCACGCCAGCACTTGGATTGCGGCGAGTGACCGCGAAGCCCTGACGATGCTGGTGCAGGCGCTTGACTTTCACGCGCAGCTCACAAAGCAGATTGCGGAGCAGGGCCCTGTGCTGCTTACTGACAAAGGCTATGCTTACGCCAATCCTGCAGTTGGAATGCGCGCAACCCAAGAGGAAGGTATTAGGAAGTGGATGAATCAACTGGGCTTGACACCGGCAGACCGCACCAAGCTGGGGCTGGCAATGGTGGAAAGCGTAAGCAAGGTAGAGCAGTTTCGGCAGAGGCTGGCAGCCAAGGATGGCCACCCCGCTGGCTGACCCCGCTTGACCCCGCTGACCTTGGGCGCAGCCTTGGGGGTGTGGTGGCTGACTTCGCTGAGGCACTAGTGCCCATTGCCAAAGACTCACTGGGCGGGCTTGCTGGCGAGGCGTTGCAATTCAAAGTGTGGCAGCGCAACCTGCTGCGCCATATGTTGGCACGCAAGGATGACGGCACCTTCACGCACCGCTTTTTCCTAACGGGCATTGCACGGAAAAATGGAAAAACAGCCTTAGCCTCTACGCTACCAATTTTTTTTGGCTTGTACGGCGATAAGGGCGGCGAGATTCTGAGCGCAGCCAATGAGCGCGAGCAAGCCAAATTGGTTTTCTCTCACGCCAAGCGGGCGGTTGAATTGAGCCCAGAGCTTGGCGCACAGGTGAAACTGTTTAGAGATGCAATGGAGTTTAAGGGCACAGGCACGGTATACAAAGCAATTAGCGCAGAGGCGTACAGCAAAGAGGGCTTGAATGCCAGCCTAGTGCTCTACGATGAGTTGGCGGCTGCGCCTAACCGTGAGCTCTTTGATGTGCTCAGCCTTTCAATGGGTGCAAGGCGCAGCCCGCTCTTTGTGGCAATCACCACCGCCGGCCCGCGCGTTGACAGCACCGGCAATGACTCCATTGCCTACACGCTCTACCAGCTTGCCAAGCGGCGCATTGCTGGCGAGTCTGATGATGACAGCCTTGGTATGGCGTGGTGGGAGGCGGCTGATGATGCCTACGAGGATGAGAGCCGATGGCACGAGGCTAACCCAGGTTTACTTGGCGAGCCGCCGATTTTGAGCCTTGACGATTTGCGCAGCGCCAAGCGGCGCACGCCAGAGAGTGAATACCGCACCAAGCGGCTCAACCAATTCACAAACACCGCTACATCATTTCTGCCAACAGGCGCGTGGGAGGCGTGCACTGATAACACGCTTGCGCTTGATAAGGCTGACCCAATCGTGCTGGCGTTTGACGGCAGCTTTAGCAATGACTCCACAGCCATTGTGGCGTGCCGTATTTCCGATAAGGCGCTATTTGTGCTGGGGCATTGGGAGCGCCCCGTTGATGCTGACCTTTCGTGGCGCGTGCCGGTGGAGCAGGTTGAGGCAAAGATGCTGGAGATTTGCCAAGGGTTCACGGTGCGAGAGGTGGCGTGTGACCCGTTCAGGTGGCAGCGCTCAATGGAGGCGTGGCTACAAATGGGCCTGCCAATTGTGGAGTTTCCGCAAACACCAAGCCGTATGGTTCCAGCCACTAGCGCAATGTATGATGCAGTGGTGAATGGCAATATCAAGCACACGGGTGACCCGCGCCTTGCCAGGCACGCGGCTTCAGCCACCCCGTACTACTCTAGGAATGGGCTGATGGTAAGAAAAGAGGCGAAGCAAAGCAACAAAAAGATTGACCTATTTGTTGCAGCCATTATGGCGCACAGCCGTGCTGGTACACTAGCAACCACAGTTGCGCCAAAGGCGGCGGCTGCGGTTCAATACATTGAGCTGTAGGGAGAAAAAGCGTGGGCATTGTTGACCGCATCCTTGGGCGAGAAACTAAAGATGAGCAGCGCGTGGTAGCGCCTTGGTGGCCTTCAGATTATCCAAATAAAACTGCTGGCGTACATATCACACAGGAAAACGCAACTGCTATTGGGGCTGTATGGGCGGCAGTGAATCTCTACAGTTCAACGGTGGCAAGTTTGCCTTGGGGGGCTTACATCCGCAGCGGCGGCGTGCGCCAGCCGGTGAGCCGCCCGCGCTGGATGGATGTGCCGATTCCAAATAATCCAAACTTCACTAGCTTTGATTTCAAGCACCGCCTAACCAGCAGCTTGCTCCTAGATGGAAATGCCTTTGTGCTTTTCCTTAAAGACTCATCAGGCAATGTGGTTGAAACGCGAGTGCTTGACCCGCAAAAGGTTGAGATTGTGCGCGGCGAAATGGGAGAGCCGCTTTACAAGGTAACCACACTTGAGGGCGCAACCACACTGACCGCTGATAACATTGTGCATATTCCATTGTTTGCAACGGGCGAGAGCCTGCGCGGTATGTCACCAATTGAGCACCACCGCGTAACGCTTGGACTTGCAAGCGCAACGCAACTGTTTGGCGCGAAGTTCTACGAGCAGGGCGCAACAGTTGGCGGTGTGGTGAAGGTTCCAGGCGAGTTGACCGCAGACCAAGCAGAGAATCTGCGCGCAGGATTTGCACGCAGGCACGAGGGTGTTGACCGCGCGTGGCGCGTTGCAGTGCTCACTGGCGGCGCTGACTATTCACAAATGAGCGTTAAGATTTCTGACCTGCAGCTTGTAGAAACTCTCCACTGGGGTGTGGAGGCCATCGGGCGTATCTACGGTGTGCCCCTTCAGTACCTTCAGTACCCAGGGGGAAATACCAGCTACTCCAGCGCAGAGGTTCTTGGGCAGGCTTGGCTGGTTTTGGGGCTCGCGCCAATGCTCGCACGCATTGAGGCTGGGCTTCAGCGCCTAATTGTTGGTGACACCACCTTTATCAAATTCAACACCGGCGCGCTGCTGCGCGCAACGCAAAAGGAGCGTATGGATAGTTACGCTGTAGCCCTGCAAAACGGGATTCTCACGCTGGACGAAGTGCGCCAATACGAGGATTTGCCAAAGCTCGCAGTTGGTGGTGACCAGCACTGGAAGCCACTAAACATTGGCGTAGTAGGTGAGGAGCCACAGCCGTGAGTTACATAATCACAGATATTGACGGCACACTTACCACCACAGGTGACACGCCACGCCAGCCCCTGATTGATTGGCTTAAGAGCCGCGTGCAGGATTACGCTGATGAGGTGATTGTGGTGAGCGCACGCAACATTGACCGCTTTGCTGAAACCAAGGATTGGCTTGATGCCAATGATGTGCCCTATAGGGAAATACACCTGCAGGATTTTGGCGAGAGCAACCCAGCAGTAAACGAAGCCTTTAAGGCTTATAAGTATTCCAAACTGCAAGAGGAATACGGTGATGAGATTGAGCTGCTGATTGACAATGACGCAGAGGCACGAGATGCCGCTGAGGGTATGGGCATTGATGCCTACACGCCTGAGGAAATCCTGCGCGGCGAGGCTGACGATATTGATGAGGATGAGAGCGATGAGGCGCGCGTGGTAATTGATGTGCCTGAATACATCAGCGCAGCCGCAGCCAAGGGCTTGACCTACTTTGAAAACGGCTATGCCGGCGATGGGCTACAGCCTGAAACCGTTGATGAGGCGCGCGTGTTGCGCTCTGGTAAGGCTGAGGATGAGAAAATTATGCGTATGCGCGCGTGGATTCTGCGCCACCGCCAAGATTGGGAAGGCGTACCGCGCAATAGTGATGCAGCCAATGATGAGTTCCCAGGCCCAGGCGCGGTGGCTGGATACCTTTGGGGCGTGGAGGTTACTGACCCAAATGGCGCTGACAGAGTTCTACAATGGGCAGACCGCGTGTTAAACACGCTGGCAAATGATGAAAGGTTTGATGTGAAAGAGTTTGAGCGCCGCGCCCTACCAATGGGTGCCTTCACAGTCACTGATACTGAGGATGGGCAGAAAACCTTTAGCGGCTATGCTGCGCTGTTTGATACGCCAAGCGCTGGTTTGCCATTCACTGAGGTGATTGCACCAGGCGCGTTTAAGCGCACACTGAGCCGCGCTGCCGCTGGCAGCAAGGTTATTGCATTCCTGTTTGGTCACGATGAAACCCGCGCACTCGCCACTACGGCAAGCGGCAGGCTTGCACTTCAAGAGGATGAGCGCGGCTTGCGCGTTGAGGCAAAGCTTGACCCTGCTGACCCTGATGCCGCCGGTGTTATTTCTAAGTTGACTCACGAGGCTGCTGCGATGGGTATGAGCTTTGGCTTTACCACCCCAAAGGGTGGTGATGAGTGGCAGGGCGATAAGCGCACCATCCGTGAAGTCAACCTGTTTGAAGTAAGCGTGCTGAGCGCTGGGCAAACCCCCGCCTATCCTGCAACGCTTGGCCTCACCGCTGTGCGCAAGCTCTCTGCCGATAAAATCGGTGTTGAGGCTGAGCGCCTTATGACTACCCTTGAGGCAATCAAAGCTGCGCAACCGCTCAGTGATGATGACCTT